TGAGTATATTATATCATATCAAAAGGTGTTTGTCAACACTTATTTTCATTTATTTTCAATTTGATACAAAATCATCGGCCATTGGAAAGACTTCTGATATACATTTAGCTACTTCAATTGCGATATCCATATGCTCAAGTTGTGTACCATTGCCACTCCTGAGTTCAATAAAATGAATCCAAGAACGAAGGGTACCATTAATATACATACGAGATACGGTGTTACCTTCTGGAAGTATTGCACGTGCTTGCTCCTTAGCGATACCATTTTCGATCGCCCAAGTGTATAGCTTTTGAGTCTGGCGGATGTATTCCATTTGTTTCATGCGCCAATCTTCTGCTACTCTTCGTTGTTTTTCGTCTGTCATATCAATTGGGATACTGTTCTGACGATTCTTTGTGTCTTGTAGTCTTGCTTCTCTAACCTCAAAGTTTAGATCAGCAGTAGGGTCTGCATATCGTTGGCTGAACTCTTGGAACGAGAATGAACGATGACGTAAGATCTGTCTAGCAATATCACGAGTTGTTTCAACTTCTAAGCAGAGAGACACCATCTCTAATGGAGACCAATGCTTGTGTTTCATTAGATACTTGACGAGCTTCTCATTCGTCTCTTTATTACTTTGATTAGATGGGTTTGATACTCTAGCACAATAAGCTACTAAATCGAGTGCACTCTCTGATGCGTTAGCATCTGGAGCTTGAGAGTATGAGATCATTTTTACATTCATAAGAAATCCTATTATTATTTAAAGGTTGATAAGTGTATTCTAACACAATTTGGTCCATTTGTCAACTGTTATTGTCGTTACCTATAGAACCATTAGTTATATGTATATTCCAAAATGATATAAAGAAACGACAATAGTTGTTGACAAACGCCATTTGATTTGATATAATATACCCATCAAATATGAATTTGTATGTACCTTTTATAACGTATACATGTGAGGCAGTAGAATATGGCATATTACAACCACGCAGATAAGCAGGTCGGTAACTTCGTTGAGAAGGACTACGGTAACAACTTCGAGTACAGTCTAAACGAGACTGGTATGTTTCCGGAATATCCCCACATTGTATGGGTTGGAAGTATCGGAGACCAAGGGTTTAGATTTGCTAAGGTTAAGAAGACCGTGGCATACATTCTTACTGGTGAAGATACACTCGAACGGTGGTTCTTAAAGCGTAACGACACGTACCTCGCATAGGTACCTTTTATAACGTATACACGTGAGAGGGTAAAAAAAGTGAAAATAAATCACTTTAGGGGTTGACAAATACCTTTTGATATGATATAATATACTTTTACATGACGAAATACATCGCAAATACATCGGAGAAATATATGAAACTAGTAATCCAAACTCAATACAAAGAGAACTATGCTGCCCACGACGACACTTACGTCGCTGGTGTTAGTGAAGACTATTGGAAATTTAAGGGTGGTGAAACCATCGTTATACACGACCTAACCACAGAGCAAGTAGCCGCTTCAGGCTTCTGGGATCAGCTCTACTCCTGCATTGAGAGCAGTGACAATTACCAGCAAGAATATATACTTTCTGATGATCTCATTGACGACAGAGACTTTGACGAGTCTAAGCATATTGAACACTGGGAAACAGTGTGTAATGCTACTGTAGTTAATGGCAATCTACATTGTGTTAAACAGCAAAAATCTTTTACTGATGATTCAGGAAGGATAGTTGCTGAACGTACTTGGGTACAAACACCCACTCAAAAGTACCTTGATGCTACGTATAAACAATTTGAGCAGGTGGCTTAATAAATGAAGAAACAAGAAGAATTTAGAATTTTAACAGCACGCCAACACGTTAGAGAACGTATTGGTATGTACATGGGCTCAGCTGCAAAAGAGTCTATTGAGCGATTTGTACTTGGCGAATGGAAGTCTGTTGATTATGTTCCTGCTCTCAGTAAAATGATTGATGAGATTTTGGATAACGCTATCGACGAAGCTATTCGTACAAAATTTAAAAAAGCAAATCGAATTAATGTTTCTATTAATGAAGCGACCAACACAATCGTTGTATCAGATAACGGACGAGGTATTCCACATGATGAAATACACGACGAAGAATCTGGTAAGAAAATCAAACGACCAGTTGCAGCTTGGACACGAGTTAACGCTGGTACTTCCTTTGATGATGAACGTGTAACCATTGGAACAAACGGTGTTGGTTCAGCAGCAACTAACTTTTTATCTAAATCATTCCAAGGTAGGACGTGGTCAGGTGGGAATCTACTTGAAGTAATATGTACTGACGGGGGTAATACAATAAATGTTAAAGAAAAGAAAAGAGCAGGTTCTGGAACGGAAGTTTCTTTCGTCCCAGACTTTGGACTATTTGAGGCAGATACGTTACAAGATCTTAGTACGCTGGCTCTCCTTCAGGATAGACTTATTAGTTTATCGATGTCGTTTCCAGAAATTCGTTTTACGCTTAACAACAAAAGAATAGTAATTAACGACTTAAAGAAATACGCTGCACAATTCAGTGAAACAACAATCATTGAAAAAAGCGAAAACCTTTCTTTATTCTTTGCTCCATCAGAAGACGGCTTCAGAACAACCTCTTATGTAAACGGAGTAAATACCAGACAGGGTGGTGCATACGTAGAACACATTGTTAATAATGTAGTCGATGAACTTGTTACTATGGTAAAGCGTAAGCACAAAATTGAAGTTGTTAAAACGACTATAAAGAGTGGCTTAACTTTCGTGTTATTTGCTCGAAACTTTGTGAATCCTAAATTTGATTCTCAAACAAAAGAGAGATTAACTAATCCACTACAAGACATTCGTGTTCACTTAGAGCAATCAGAGATTAAAGACTTCTCAGTATTGGCTCGAAAGATTCTAAACACACCAGACATTATTGATCCTATCATTGAAGCTCAACTTGCCAAGAAAATGGCAGCAGATAAAAGAGCCGCAACTCTGGCTCAAAAGAAAATACGCAAAATCAAAGTTGCAAAGCACATTGCTGCCAACAAAGATGACGCTACTCTTAAGATCGTCGAAGGGGATTCTGCTATGGGCTTCCTTTTAAAGGTAAGAGATCCCAATAAGGTCGGCGCCTTTCCGTTGAGAGGAGTTATTATGAACACGTGGGATATGAAACCAGCCGATGTTCTGAAAAATAAAGAACTTAGTGAATTGGTTGCTGTTCTTGGCTTGGACATTAATGATCCAGACAGTGTAGATAATGCAACTTATAAACACATTGCAACATTGACTGATGCTGACCACGATGGCATTGGACACATTAGTCCTCTGCTGATCGCTTTCTTCTACAAGTTTTGGCCACGACTTTTAACTGAACATCGTGTACGAATTACACGTACTCCAATTATGATATCTACCTTTAAAGATAAAGTAAATTGGTTCTATACTTACGAAGACGCTTCTGAGTTTAAGAAAACAAACACAAATTGGAAGCATCGTTATATTAAAGGCCTTGGCTCACTCACAGAAGATGAGTACGATGTAATTATTAATCAACCAAAGTATGATACTGTTTCTGTAGACGACGCTGGTCTTTTCCAAATGATGTTTGGTAGAGATGCTCAATTGCGTAAAGAGTTCATGTTTGCGTAAAATATGTTAACAAAACAGAACAAAACAGTTGACAAATACACTTTGATGTGTTATAATATACTTATTAAATAATTAAATAAAGGAAAAATTATGTCAGTACCATTTAAATACATCGATGACGGAAGATATTATGGCATGCCCAAGGATTCTACTGTAGTATGGAAACCCAAGATATATGCTGCTGATAAGTTTGACTTCGAAAAGGTTAAAGCTAGAGTAGAGAAGTACCGAGAAGAAGGCAACAAAAAAGGGCTTGAAACATTAGCACGAAACTTTGAAAGGGTCTGTAAAGATAATCCAGGCAAGTTCGATCATTTCTTAGAGTTATTAAACTAATTGGAAAAAATTAATTTATGAGTGACTTAACATCTTACATATCTGACGACAATAAGTATTATCCTTTGTCCGATGTTGCTGGTAGAGAATGGAAAAGCTTTGCTATGTACACTGTTGAAAATCGAGCGATCCCAAATATGATCGACGGTCTTAAACCCGTACAAAGGTTCTACCTCTACTCAAGCATTCAAAATACTAAACGTGACTTTAAGAAAGTATCAGCAGTATCTGGTATTATTTCTGACTACGGCTATAATCACGGCGAAGGTTCAGCGGCTGGTTCAGGTCAGCTTATGGCTGCAACTTGGAATAACAACATTTGTCTTGTTGAAGGTAGAGGATCATTTGGTACTCGACTTATTCAAGATGCTGGTGCTCCTCGTTATGTTTACAGTAAACTCTCATCTAATTTTGAAAAGTATATTAAAGATATAGAATTAAGTCCTGTACATGAAGATCCAGAGCACGAGCCACCAGCGTTTTACTTACCAGTAATTCCATTGGTGCTTGTTAATGGTACTAAAGGTATTGCTACTGGTTTCGCTACTAATATTCTTCCACATTGTCCTAACAGTGTAGCTCAAGCTTGTGAAGAATACATACGAACTAAGAAAATTAAAAGCAATATCGATATTAAATTCCCTGAGTTTAAAGGTACTGTAGAAAAAGATCCTATCGAGCCTAGACGATACACTGTTATTGGTGTTTATAAGAAGCCTTCTAAGACTACTTTAAATATTACTGAAGTACCATATGGGCTAGATAGAGAAGGGTACGTAAAAGTACTAGATAAACTCGAGGATGACGGAGATATAGTATCTTATGAAGATTGTTGTGATAAGAGTGGCTTTAACTTCCACGTAAAACTCAAGCTTGCTTCTTCAGCCAAATGGAATCACAAACAAGTACTTGCTAAGTTTAAGTTAACAAGAGTACTTAGTCAAAACTGTACTGTGATAGATCAAGACGGAAAGCTTAGAGAATATGATGATGTTCGTAATCTCATTGCTGACTTCTGCGATTATCGTTACGGAGTACTTGACCAACGAATCAATAGAAACATTGAGAACTATAACTCTGAACTGACTTGGCTTAAGATTAAGATGCAATTTATTAATGCAGTACTTGATGATAAGATTATCTTTAAAGGTAAGAACAAGAAAGATATCAGCGAACAAATTTTAAATAATACTGATGCAACTCAAGAACACTGTAACCGTTTACTTGGTATACCGTTTTCTAATCTAACTACAGAAGAGATTGCAAATCTTGAGAAACAAATAGCTCAAGCTGAAAAGGATCTGGCTTCTTGGGAGAAAACAACCTCTAAGAAACAGTTCTTAAGTGATTTAAAAATTATATAATGGAGCAATAAAATGAAATACAAATCTGAGTTTATGAAAAGCCTTGGCCAATATGTTTATGCATATAGTGCTGAAGGTAATTTACGAGAATCTATACTTAATAATACAGTACACTATAGTGGTGTGGGTGTTAAGAGCAGATGCTTAGACCATACTAAAGAAGAAAGTATGGGCGGTAAAGATTATGATCCAGACAATTTGTTTATCATTGCTCACAGTTTAGAGAAATACGCTGAGACAACAAAGGTACACGAAATTGCATCCTTTGCGATTGAGGCACTTACGATCGCTTTAACGAATCCAAAAGACAATAAAGTTAAAGGTCGTTATGGCGAACTAATGGTACTCCAACCAATAACTGAAATATTTAATGAATGGCAGCTTGGAGAAATTGATCCTGTAGCAGAAGGATTTAAATTCTATGAAAAGTATCCAGAGCTTAGGTCAGTTACTACTGGTACCAAATCAAATAGTGAAGGCACGGAGTTCTCAACAAGACGTATTGAAGGTACAGAGTATAAGCTTTGTGTTACCTATGGTGTCGACTCTGCTGATGCTCATGTTAAAGTAAACTTCAGTAAGAAATACAAAGGGAAAGAGCAAGCAGAACTCTTTGAATTATGGGCCAAACAAAATAGCGATCAGCATATTGAAGAATCAGCTGCTCAAGGCGAATACATGATAACCAGTTTTGAGTCTGCAGAAGATGCTAAAGATTATTACGTAGAGGCTGCAGCATTCTAATGAAAAAATATTGGCGACTTTGGGCAAAAGCAATAGGCGAGAAAGAAGGAACGACTGATAGAGAAGCCGACAAGATAGCAATGATTAGAACTGTTATCGTGTCGGTAAACTTCATCACCTGCTTCTTTATCATAGCAGGGAATATACACAATTGGTAGCTACCAATTCTTAATATACAACATAAAGTTTTTTGGCAATGTTTCAAACTGACCGGTTTGAAGCTTTTCAATATACGAATCTTCTTGAGCGTAAACTCTTCCAAGTTCAATCATTGGATTTAGCACAGTATCTCGCCACTCTTTAAATTTATCTAGACTACCATACTGAGCATCTAAATAGCAACGGACTGCTATATGACGAACCTTAGTTCCTAAAAAATCAAACATATCTCTGTGTAAGATATTGTATTCAGCACCAGCTGCATTAATTTTTAAGAAGTCAATTTGTTCGACATCATAATCTACACAGAATTCTAATAAGCTCATTAGCTTTACTTCATTATTACCATATACGTTAGATAGATCAACATCAGTACGACCGACTGCTGCGTTGATCGGAACAACTCTTGGTAAGTCGTTGTTACCTATAATATACTCGGATACGTTCTTAACTGCAGTTTTTAAAAGTTTCTTACTTGGTTCGATCATATAAACTTTCTTAGCACCAGCGTCTAAAGCTTTGGCTGAAAACATTCCTACACTAGCGCCAATGTCAACTACAACATCACCAGGTAAAACCTCGTACCACCAGTCGTAATCTTTATTAACGAAAAATATGTTATGGAGATTTGTTACTTCATTAATTGAGAGGTCAGCAGTGTCGACTTCGAAGTTGAGAGATTTGGGTTTGAACATGTTATAGTCACCTTTTTAATAAATAAGAGTATACACACTTAATGGAAATACATTATGATTAATAACTATTTATCTGCCGGTGGATTTAAAATCCAAGTCAAAAGGTTGCCACACGTAGAATTCTTTTCTAATAAGGTTCTATTACCTTCAGTAACAACAAACTCTGTTAAGAGCGAGACGCCGTTGCGTTCTTTTTATAGTGTTGGCGATCATATTAATTATGCTGATTTAGATTTAACTTTCATCGTAGACGAGAATATGAACAACTATATTGAAATCTATAGTTGGTTAAAAGCTTTTGGTACTCCAGAAACTTTAGCGTCGTATGATAAACTAAATAAAAGTATTGATGGTCTTACTTCAGATATCTCTATCATAATTTTAAACTCACAGAAAAATCCAAATATTGAAGCTACGTTTACAAATTGTTTCCCCGTTGGTATTACACCAGTGAGTTTAGACTTAAGTAATGCTGATGTTAGTTATGTTGAAGCAACAGTAACCGTACGATATGATCAATTTGATATTAAGCAATTATCTTAAAGGGTTGACAAATACCACA